TAAGTGATTTGGTGATAATATCATTAGTATAAGGAAAATATTGAGAGTTAGCACTATTATTTATAAATCTTAATACAATTTCTTTTTTATTGTTTATATTATTTATCATTATGGCACTATGGCACTTTGGGCATTTATATTAAAATAAAAGTGGGAGTATAAACCCCCAAAAAGAAAAACTTATTTAATCAATAGCTGTTGGTTTTCTTTTAGTTTTGACATAACAACCTTATTATATTCTCTGAATAGTTTCTTTTCAACTACCATTGAATAAACCTTCTCTATTATCTCGGTTGGTTGGTTGTATATTATACCTAAAACCTTATTGATCTTACTTCTTGAAAAAGTTAATACTACCTTTTCAACTCCTGATATTTTTAAACCAATATCAAGAACCGAAAAAGAAAAGTTTATCGCTTTTTCAGATCTGGTTTTGTTTTGTGTTATCTCAGTTTCTTTTATAGTTTCCAAATTTTCTATAAAAGCAGATACAAAACTATTTGCATTTGTATCAATATGTTTTACTTCTTTTATTGTTTCCATATATACCAACTCCTATTATTAAGTATTATCCATATCTATTTTATATGGATAACCTACATAAATCAACATATTATAGTATATATATTAGTAACATTTTTTTAAAGTAGTAACATTAGATTATTATTATTGAGTAGTTACAATTTAGAAATTCCAGAGATTAATTCTGAGAAATGGTAATAGTCATAGCGTTATAGCGTATAACTAATTTTCAAATAAGTTATATATATTTTATAGATATGGGGATTTAAAGTTAAGAAGAATTTATAAGTATAAAAATTATCATAATACCATATGGATGAAAAGCATCGAAATTGCACCCATCTAACAGATATAATCAACGCAGAGATTCCTATAATCAAAGAGCACCTTAAAGATCACAAGTGGTATCAACACATCCAAGATGATACTCAGGCCCAGATAGACTTTATTGAAAGATATGGCTTTATAATGAGAGAGATGTATTGCCGATATGTATGTAAAGATCGGGATAACTGCGAACTTGCTGATAAATATAAATAATTTTTCTGAGATTAATATATATATTCTATCCATATAAATCGATACATTTATATATTAGTATACATATTATATATATATGATAGCCAAAGTTGTATTATGGATATTTGAATTATTATGTATAATTAGTTTAATAAAATTATTATTGAATATAAAAGTAAAATCAGGATTAAGTATAAAGCAGCATAGAAATAAAAAAATAGAAAAAATAACAAATATATTTATTCAGCTGGTCTTTGCAATCCTACTTGGTATTGCTTTGTATTCATTAAGATAATCAAGCTCTAGAACAATCCGACACTTTCCATAATACCATCCCCCAAGGTGTGGATAACGAAGGTGCTACGAGATTTGTTGGAGACTCTTGATTATATTGAGAATTGAATATGATATGTAAAAGATGTGGTGAATATATGTATCCCAATGGTGAAGGGAATTTATGTTGGAGATGCGGTTATGAATCAAATGAAAAAGAATAATAATTATAAAAGGACCTGTAGATATTGCGGTAGATTATGTTATGGTCATATATGCAGATCCTGTTTTGTTTAGACACAAGGGAAATACAGTTACTAGATGGAAGAGAAAATAATGCCCCTAACTATGGCTTTGTAGGGAAGCTAAAAATTGCAGCCCTATGCTGTTGGGATTTAAATATCTCGGGGGCAACATAATAAAAAATTTTTAGAGAAGAGAAGGTGATAAAATGGTAGAAACAATAGAACTAAACAAATTCAATAGAATTATAGAACTTCTAGAAAAAATTTCTAAACAACTAGAAGCTAATGGAGTACTAATAAATAAAAATGAATGAAGATAAACTAATTGAAGAAATGCGAATAATGCATAAAGAAAGAATGGATGAATTAGTTTCAATAAAATTAGCTATACTGGATGTTCGTTCTGCAGTATCTGGCTTAAATGATAACCTGCATTATGCTTTAGATAAAATAACAGATAAAATAGGAAAATGACTGAACTAAATCATATATTGATATACAACAAAAGAAAAAAGGTTGGAGTAGATATCGATTATATAGAACAAGATGGTAAGAGAAAGATTCTTGCTATAGATAAATTAAATGAAGGTGATCTAAATGTCTGAAGAGAAAATAGAAGAGGAAAAGAAAATAGAAAAGAAAGATATATTTGAAAAGATAAACTCAGTTGAGGAAACCCTTAAGACAATCTTTGGAGACTCAGTTCATATTGAAACAAAAACTGTAAAAGAAGGGGGAACTTCAAACAATGTATATGTTCCAAAAAAGTTCTCAGGAAATCCTGTAACTATAATAATTTGGGATAAACCAAAAATGGAAGGTGATAAAGATGTTCGAGAAGAATGAGAGCAGCAACAATAATGCACCACAACCACAACATATATTACATGAACCTGGATTTAGATTGAATGTAAAGAAGAATTACAAAGGAGATATAGGTTGGGAGTATACTGTTAAAGGAGAAACTATTGAAGAAGTTGGAGCAAGAAACGCAGAGATGATCATATTCATAAATAAGAATATTGAGATACTAGTAAAAAAAGGAGATAATGAGAACCTTAAAACAGATACTCAAGGATGATGAAGAAACACTTTTTAATGATAAGTGTTTCTTAGATTTAAGGCTATGGGCTGAAAGAGTATTTGGATTTCAAATAAAGCCTTTCCATTTAGAATGGTTTAATATTCTTAATAATCATAGATTCTCAGTAATCAAGGCCTTTAGGGGATCTGGCAAGACAACTATCTTAGGAGTTGTATTTCCACTTTGGCTTTGTTGGTATAGACCAGGAACACATATCTTATTTACAGCTTCTGAATTAAAACAGGCAACAAAGATTCTTGATGAAGTTAAAGAAGAGATAGAGAATAATGAATTTCTAAATGAACTTATGCCACCAAATCCTTCAACATGGAGAGCTACTGAATTGAAGATGACGAATGGCAGCAGAATTTTTTGCAAAGCCTATACTAAACATATTAAAGGAGTTCATGTAAATTATGTTTTCTGTGATGAGATACAAGATTGTGCTGATAGAGATATTTTTAATAAAGCAATAGCACCAACAGTAAATCAGAAAAGAGGAACTATATGCGCTGTTGGAACCCCAGATAATCCTGGAGATTTATTAGAAGAGTTATCACATAGATCAGAATATAAAGCTAAATCATATCCTGTAATATTAAAACCAGGAGTTTCAAGATGGCCTGAAAAGTTCCCAATAGATGAAATAGAAAGGATAAGAAAAAGAGATGGAGAACATTCTTTCCAAACACAGTATATGATGAACTCAAATATTGAAGGAGAAGGGGCAGTATATCCTGCGGATTGGGTTTCTAATTGTTTTGATTATAAAGAAAGATTTACTAATCAACCATTACATGAAGATAGTATGTGTATTCTTGGAGCAGACTTTGCTATGTCTAAAGGGATGAGAGCAGATTTTGATGCTTATGTTGTTGTTGAAAAAATATCAAATAAGGTAATAATAAGATGGGGAGAAAGACATAAAGGTTTATCAAAGGATGCTAAGATTCAAAGGCTTGGAGAACTATACAAGAAGTTCAAACCAACAAGAATGGTTTTAGATCCATCCAATATAGGGGATACTATAATACAGGAACTAAGACAAAAAGCATATCCTGTTGAAGCAGGAGAGTTTCATTCAAGAGCTAGAAATAAACTTCTTGTAAATCTTATAACAATGATACAGCCCGATAAAAACGGGGATTCAGAATTAGTTATACCAAGGGATCCAGAAGATTCTCTAACTCTTAGTTTTACAACTAAGTTAATAGAAGAATTAATTTCATTCAGAGAACAAAAAAGTCTAGCAACTAATATGACTTCAATAATATCTAAAGCTCCGCATGATGATACCGTTATGGCATTAGCACTTGCCTGTAAAGGAGCTGCAGATCAAAGAGTATTTTTAGATATGGTGGCAATATGAAATATACAAACAAAAATAAATTACCTAACTATGTAGAAGCTTGGTTACGAAATGATCAGTATGACCATGAGAGTGATACTATATCAGCAACTAAACTGATTTCACCAGCAAGACAACACGCATTATATAAATTGCATGCGGATGAATTAGAAATGGATGTATCTGATTTAATTGCTAGTAGATATGGAACTGCTATTCATTCAGCATTTGAAGCATTGGATATTCCAGGTATTGAACAAGAGAAAAGATTATATCATGAAATTGAAGTTGATGGAAATAAGTTTAAAATATCTGGAAAGTTTGATATGTTAAAAACAATGCCTGATGGAACTAAAAGATTAGTTGATCTAAAAAGTACATCAGTATGGTCCTACATTTATAATTCAAAGAATGAAGATTATATAAAACAATTAAGTATCTATAAATATCTTGGAAATAAGAATGGGTATAATATAGGAACTAAAGCAGAGATATGTATGGTCTTTACTGATTGGAATAAAGCACAAGCAAAAAAGAGTGCAGATTATCCTTCTATTAGAATAGCAGTAAAAGAAATAACTTTATGGGATGATCAAGTAACTGAAGATTATATAAAACTGAGATTAAGATTATTTAAAAATGCTGAGAAAAATATTCAAGATGTTACCTGTAGCACTAAAGAGTTATGGATGAATAAAGGTATTGCTAAGAGATGTGGTTACTGCATGGCTCGTAAGTTTTGTGACCAATATAAAGAATTAATGAAAGATGGCCATATTGAAGGGCGATATGTATGAAAAGGATTGTTATAATTCTGATGTTGTTAATTGTAATGGCTAGTGTTTATGCTGGAAACAAGGTTACAATTTGTCATTATCCATCTGGCAACCCAAGTAATTGTCATACTATTGAGATTTCTGAATCAGCAGTTTCTAATCATCTAGCTCAGGGAGATCATTTAGGAGAATGTGAATCTGATTGTAATCTTTTCAATAATAATATCTATACTTGTTCTTATATCCCAGATGATACTACTACAACAAAATGTGATCTAATCAATGGCGACACCAACTTAGGAGCTAAAAACTTTTGTTATTATGAAAAAGCTATAATTGATAACTCTCCAGGAACTTGTGAGAAGATAACTAAACAAAGTAAAAAGGAAGATTGTTATTTGGAAATAGCTATCAAAACTTCTAATGTAAACTTATGCGAATGTAATCTTAATCAGCAGAAAAAAGATCTATGTTATTATAATTTAAGAATATGTAATGAGATATATCACCAATCCTTCAAAGATGAATGTTATATTCATTTAGCTAAAGAGACGAAAAATCTAAATGTATGTAAAGAAATATCGACCTATAGCGATATGGGATCATGCTATACTGGTGTAGCTTATGTTACTAAAAATATAACTATATGTGAAAGTATCGTGCATCCAGAATCAATAGAAGCTTGTTATGCTATAGAAGATAATAAACAAAGCATTTAATAATATAAAGAATTGTGAGCAAAATTCACGAAACATTTATATATAAGCTTTACTAAATATATATAAGATACCTATAAAATGGACAAAAAAGAAACGATAGCAAAAATTAAGGGGCTATATACGTCTCAAGAAGAAAAAATAAAATATCTGTTGCAATTCTGTTTTGTTGTTATAATCTATGGTTTTCTAATTAGTTTTGTTATGAATCAAATATTCTCTATTCCTTTTGTAATAAAAAATATCATAGCTTATGGAATCGTTGCTTATATAATTAAAGCAGAACTTCCAAATATAATAGCATCATGTTTTCCAAAACATCCACCACAAATAATTCAATAAATATAAACAGGAAAAGGAGGCATAAAAAGTGAGATTAATATCAGATGTATTTTTAGCAGAAAATCCAGGAGTAGCTACAGGAGATTCTGGAGAACCAGACTCTATAAAGACAACTCCAGATATGAAAAGAGTTAATTTATCTGAATTAGAATATACCTATATGCATAATCCAACCATTTTTAATGGTATAAATAAAATTGTTCAAACTATAATGTCTGCTTCTCACGAATTAACTGCTAAGGATCCTAAAGTTAAAAAATATTTTGATGATATGATAGTTAATCTTGGGCATTCAGGCTCTGATATTACCTGGGAAGAATTGTTATCTCACATATATAAACATCAATGTATATATGGAAGGGCCTTTATTGAAAATATATTTAATAAAAAACATAATAGAATTGTTGATTGGGATTTAATAGATCCTAAAAAGATGGACTATGCTAAAGATGGTAAAGAGAAAATAGTTCTTGATAAATTTGGAAGACCAGTTGGCTATTTTGAAAAGATTCCTTATTTTGATATTGATGCTGCAACAGAAGCCAGAGATCAATTTGAAAAAGAAAGATATCCACTTGGAGTTGCACCACCAAAAACTTCTAAATCAATATTTCTTAAACCAGATCAAATAGCACAACTAAAATTATTTACTGTTGGAGATGGTTTCTACGCTATTGGATTAATTGAACCTATCTATAAAACTTCTTTAAGAAAATTAAATATTGAAGAAGCTCTTGCTAATGCAATATACAGACACGGTTTCCCAATTATATGGGCTCAGCTTGGAGACTTAAATCACGAACCAACACCTCAACAAATAGAAAGTATGCTTGTGAAATTAAAAGATATAAATTTCAAACAAGAAATAGCTACCCCTTATTATTATCAGTTACATATGCTTGAAAGTAAAAAAGCTGAAAAACTAAGAGAGCATCTAGAATATTTTAAAGACCAAGAAGTTGCTGGATTAGGAATACCAAAACCATTTGCAACAGGTGGTTCTGAAGGTGCATCTAAAGCTACACTAGGTAATCAATATTCTATGTTCCAATTGACTCTAAGAGATATAATTAAAAGAACTACATATGCTATTGAAAAATATATGTTTGCTCCTATATGCAAGTATGAAGGATTTAAAGAAGTTCCAAAACTTAAATGGGATCTTGTAGGTGCTGAACAATTAGATGCAAAAGCAGCAAGAATAACTAAATATATCCAATCTGGAATATTACAACCAGATATGAAAATATCTGAATTCATAAAAAAGATAGAAGATATTGAATAGTTTAGGAAAGGTATCATGAAAAATGAAAAATATAAGTCAGAACTTAATTCAAGTAAAGGAAGGAATTATTCTTCCCCAACCACATGGAAAATTAGTGTGGGAGGGAAAACAGGATTTAATAATTAAATCCAAATTCCATAAAAATCAAATAAATAGACTTCTCTATCTCCTAGAAGAGGGCAACTGTTATGGTGTTATAAAATTAAAATGCCCAGATAAGATTACTACCCAGCAATTTAATGATTTAGTACCCCATCATAAGTTTACAGAAGAAGAAAGACAAAAGTGGTGGAAAATAAAAGAAGTATTATTCTCATATAAGTTTGATAAAATTTCTATATTTGATAACCCAAGACCAATAAGTATTACTTCTAAATTATCATCAACATTTGTTAATGATTTTGAATTTATTGATCTAGAAGAACAAATGATAAAAGATATTGGTAAATATAATCCAGATAAGGTTAGTAATAAACAACTTACAGATGATTGGAATATTGTATGTGCTTTATATTCTACAAAAAAATCTGGAGGTAATTTAAATCGTACTATTGAGGATATAATTAATTTATCAGGAATAATTCATGGTGAAATCATAAAAAGAACAAAAGAAAAAAAAATGATACAAGAATTTAAACAAGAAAAGATGACTCCTATAGTAAAAGAACTGTATAATATTGTTTCAAAAGGGAAAACTGAAATAATATCTGCAGATTTATCAATTACAAAAGAGATAAGTCCATTTCTTCCTATGAAGCCTGGCAAAATATTCCATCAACCAGATGAAGCAGTTAAATATATGTTTAGTAATGGTGGAAAGTACGCTATAGAAAAGAAATATGGTGGTTTACATTCATTAATAATAAAACAAGGGGATAAAGTTAAAATATATTCTGATCAAAAGGATATCAGCAAGAGTTTTCCAACAATATGTGCAGAAGCAACACAATTATCTCAAAAAAATCTTGTGATGGATGCAGAATTAGTCTATCAGTGTGGTGGAAGAAGTGAAATTGATAAATTTATTACAGGTAAGATGTCTATTGAGGATAAAGATGTAGAATTGCATGCTTTTGATTGTATTTATTTCGGAAAAGACTTATCTAATCTAGGATGGAATGAAAGAAAACAAACATTACACTCATTAAATTTTACTAATCATATAAAAGAGGTAAGTAGCATAATAGTTGATAGAGCTGGAGATGCTATAAAAGCTATAAACTTACTTAGAAATATAAAAGGATCCAAAGGAACTATGATAAAAAATTATAATGGCATTTATAAAAATAATGAAGAGTCTAATGAATTGATAAAATTTAAAAATAAAGATACTACTCCTGGGGCTACCACAACTGAAGATACTAAAGAAGTTAGTGGTAGTACTGAAGGAAAGAAAACTATTAAACAAGATGAACAAGGTCCAGAAGATCCAGATAACAAAGAATGGGATAAAAAGAATATAGAGAATGCTGATACAACTACAGCTACGCCAGGAATCCCAATAGTTCAAGGAAAAGGATTTCCAAAAAAGCAAATTAAAAAAAAGAGGTAATATGCCAATTCCAAAACCAAATAAAGATGAAACTCAAAAAGATTTTATAAGTAGATGTATGGGAAATCCTATAATGGATAAAGAATTTCCAGATAAAGAACAAAGATCAGCAGTATGTTATACTGCTTGGAGGGAAAAGAAAATGTCAGAAGAAACACTTAGTAAATCCTTTGGTGGAGCATTAGAAGAAATTGAACAAGAACTTGAAAGAGGCCAAGGGCAGGGAGTAGGAGGACCAAGACAAGGAGACGGTGGAGCAGATACTTGTGTTTGTCCAAAATGTGGAGCAACAGCACCACACCAAAGAGGAGTTCCTTGTGTAGAACAGAAATGTCCTAAATGTGGATCGTCTATGGTTGGCCAGTAAATTTGTTAGATGATTGGTATTTAGGAAAAACAACACATGATTCAATTAGAAAAATTATTGATAAGGTGATAAATTATGCCAGAAGAAGAAGAGAAGAAAAAACCAAATTTATGTGATGAACTAGAGGAACTTTGTAATGATAAGGAAGATCATACACCTCCTCCAGAAACTGAAGGAAAACAAGAAGTAATTTAATGAGTGATTATCACTTATCAGTTCCTGGAACTAAAGTATGTTCTCAATGTGGTAGTTGGGAAGATTTACAAATTCATCATAAGAATGGAAATCATAAAGATGATAGGCCTGAAAACTTAGAGTGGCGTTGTAGAGAAAAATGTCATGCAAAGATGGCTCATAAACATTATATCCCAAAACCCCATAAGTTTAAGACGCCTCAAAGTCAAAGATTTGAAAGAGAAAATAATGATTTAAATTTTAAGTTTAATCCAAATATAAAAGATCCATATGAAAGGTAGAAAATTAGGACAAACGGAACTAACTCTAGATGAAATACAAACTATAGCAAAACTTACGGAACAAGGTAAGTCCAGAGGCGAAATAGCAAAAGCAACAGGAAGATGTAAAATGACTGTTTATCTCTGGCAAAAGAAGCTTTCTTAATATATATTTTAGAAAGGTTTAATAGTATAAAAAATTGTATATATATTTTATGAAGGTAGATAATTCATCAGAAATCCCTATAGAACAGCTTTATTCTAATTCTATCGTCCAAGAACTGTTATCTAAAATAGACAATCAAGATTTAGAAAAAGATGTTAAACTTCCTTTTGTTATAAAAAATAAAATTCTTATGAGCCCTGGTGTATGGAATGATTATTATTATAGCGCAGACGCTATTAATAAAGCTTACCTAAAAACTCAATGGGATAAAAAAGAAATTCGTTCTCTCTTTCTTGATCATGAAGATGCAAAATCTCGTGAATGGATAGGAGAAATTAAAGATCCAAAAATGCAAGGAGATGATCTTGTCGGTGACTTGGTTGTAGTAGATAAGCCAACAGCTATAAAATTGGCTTATGGTGCTAAGATGGGAATTTCACCCAAAGTCTCTGGTGGAGAAGAAGGTGGGAATATGGTGCAGTTTAAATATGATAATTTTAGCGTGGTAATAAACCCCGCTGTTAAGACTGCATACATAAACAATAGTGAAATAAAACATAATAAGGAGGTTAGAAAAATGACTAATAAAGAAGAACAAGCTGAAGAAGCTCCTCAAGTTAAGGAAGAGGTTAAAGAAGAAGTAAAAGAAGAGGTTAAAGAAACCGAAACTTCAGAGGAAAAAACAGTTGAAAATGCTTCAGATGTAATGGAAGCTTTTAGCAATTTAGATACTAAAATTCTCGGAGTAGGAGATGTTGCTAAAAAAGCAAAAGAAATTGTAAAAAAGAATCCAGATATGAAATGGGCAGACGCTATTAAAGAAGCAGCTAAAACTATGCAAGAAGAAGAAAAACCTGCAGAAGAAAAACCTGTTGAACCAGTAGCAGTAGAAAAACCTGTTGAAGAAGCAAAACCTGTAGAAGAAAAGAAAGAAATGAGTGAACAGGAAATTCTGGAAAGAGCGGTTGAAATTTTACAGAAGAAAAAACCAGTAGAAAAAATAGAGAAACCAGCAGTAGAAGAAAAACCTGCAGAAAATAAAATGAGTCAGGAAATAACAAAACAGGATAAAGTAATTCAAGAGCTTTCAGAAAAATTAGAATCTGTAGAAAAAAAGCTTAATGAACCTGATAAAGCAACTATTAAGTCTGAAGAACTTAGTAGCAAAGAAATACAGGATCCAGATATGGCATTTATGAATGCCTTACAAGGTATATAGGAGGGAAAGGAAAATGAAACAAACTATAAAAGAACTTGCAAATGAAACTATAACCTCTTCATCTGGCGTATCAGACGTACAGGGAAAAGAGTGGTTAAAAGTTATATTAGAAACAGCTAAGAAAAAGATGTATTTCGAACAATTCGCTTATGTTGGAAGAACTCAAAAAGGAAATAAAGATTTGGCTGTTCCAATTGCAACAACAAACAAATCATTCACTAATTCAAAAAGTGAAGCAGCAGCAAGAACACTAACAGAGATGGACAATGTAACTGCAATTGTATTTACACCAGTATCAGCTAATCTAGGAGCTTGTATATCTAAAGAAGTTGTATTAACTTCACAAGTTGATTTTGTAAGATTTGCTAGAGAACAAATGGCGTACGATGCAGCATTGAAAATTGATACAGCATTAGCAACAGCTATTGCAGCAGAAGCATCACCAGCAGCAACTATTTATGGTGGAGATGCAACTACAACAGGAACATTAAGAGCTGGAGATATTATGACAACAACTCTTGTTGCAAAAGCACAAAGATATCTAAAAGCTAATGGTTGGGTATCAGAACCAGATAAACCCTTCGTATTATTTGTTCCAGCAGTAGCAGAAGAAGCTTTCTTAAGAGACAGCCAATTTGTTAATGCAGCTGAATATGGTGACAATACAGTAGTCGCTAATGGTGAGATAGGAAGATACTTAGGTGTTAGAGTTATAGTAACTGAACAGTGCCCAGCAGGAACAACGTGGGGAGCTGGAGCTTTAGCAGGACATAGATGTTTCTTGCTTAAAGCAAGAGTAGCTTATGGTATTGTATATGCAGAACAACCAACACTTGACTTCGAGTATAAAAAAGACGAAGCAGCATATTACATATATTTAGATATGAGATATCATTGCGACACTCTACAAGGAAATGCACTTGTTATCATAAATGTATCAGACTCTTAAATGAGTCTATTTTTTTTATTTTATGTTTATTAAATAATATGAGGTGAATAGAAATGGCAGAAGAGAAAGAAAAAGAAAAACCAGTTATGGAAAATATGGCTGGACAAAAAAAAGCATTGATTATAGAAACAGATGGTAATCAATGGAACATAACCAAAGAGACTACATGCAACCCTTTAGAAATAAAGGAAATATGTAGAGAAATATTACTTCGGTTGGGTGCTTGAAAAAATAGCACAATTCCCAAAATGGGATTGTTAAACTAGGAGGTACAAAAAAATGGCAGGAAAATTCGGATGGCATTCAGGAACTTGTAAAGCAGCTAAATTAAATTTAGTAGGCAATAACGAGATATCTGGAGCTGGAGCAATAAGTTTAGATACTTCAATAACATGGCTAGTTACAACAGCTGGAGCAGCCGCTGTAACATTGGCAGATGGAGAAGAAGGACAAGTTAAAATATTAATCATGAAAACTGATGGTACAGGAGATGCTACAGTAACACCAACTAATTTAGGTAATGGAGCAACAATTACTTTTGATGACGCTGGTGATTGTGCTATGTTAGTATTTACCAATTCAAATTGGTATATGTTCGGAGGAACAGCAACATTAGCATAAAAATAAATGGGTGATAAATAATGGTATTAGCTAAACTCAAAAAAGGAATCTCATCAATAGCAAATAATACATTTGAGCTAAATCCAGGAATTGTTGCAGATATACCTGACGAGTTATTTGATGAAACTATAATGGAAAAGGTTGAATCTGGTAAAGAAATAGAAAAGCCAAAAGAAGATAAAGTAGAAAAGAAAATAGAAAAAGAACCAGAGAAAAAAATAGAAAAGCCAAAAAGCTTTAAAGAAGAATTAATAGACCTTCCAGGAATAGGACCTAAAATAGCAGATCAGATATTAAGTATGGCAAAAACTAAAGAAGGTTTTTCTAAAATATCTAGAAAGACTTTGATCGATGAATTACCAGATGATAAAGTAACAATATTAGACAAGTATCTGGGGAGATAAATATGGCCGTAGCAATAGCACAACATGGAAGTGTAACAACAATGATAGGATCAGACGCAGAAGTAGCTCAAGCAATAAGCGATGAACAAATTCCAGGCGGAAAATTAATTAGTGTTTATTTTAATGGCACTAATACAACGGCAATGTACTACACAGTATAATTGCTAAAGAAAATTAAATAAAAACAAAATATATGGAGGTAAATAAAAATGGTAGCAACATTCGGATGGGTTGAATATCTAGCTAACGCTACAGATACAGCCGTACCAACAAATTTAAATTTAGGAAGTACTTTATCAGCTAATTTAGCACCAAGTACCTATCCTATAACAGCAGGAACATACAGTTATGAGAAGTGGATTGTATCAAACTTCAGTGATTCATTTACAAGAATTGATAATGTACAATTTTGGAAATCAGCTGGAGCATATGTAACTGGAGAAACAATAGCATGGACTGGACAGCAAACTGTATATGCAGCACCAACAGAATCAGCATCAGGTGACGCAACAACAGCAGTACCAACAGCAGATCCAGCAACAGCAAATGTTTCAATTGATGGAAGCCTAACTGGAAGTTTAACTGCAACAGGTAGTTCAGACTTTATAGTATTGCAGGCAAGTGTAACAGTAGCTGCTAGCGCAGGAGCTGTTAATCAAAAAACATTTACTTTGCAGTATGACGAAGTTTAAGAAGGGAACATTTCCCTTTTTTTTTATTTTAATTATTATGATACTTGCTAATACAATAGCACTAATTCTTGCTATTGATATTGATAAAAATAATCTAATGGAGGTAAATAAAAATGGTAGAACAAACTGAACTTTATCAGTGGGAAGTAACTCTTGCTGATGATTCCGTAAAAAAAGAAGCTGATGGAGATAAATTCGATTTAGCATGGGAAGGAGCAGGAGCTATAAAGAAATTCGAATTAAAAGAAATTAGTGGAAGTAAAGAATATGGTGTTGATTTAACAAATGGTGAATTTAATAAAAATGGAGAAAAAGATACTCCTAATGCAGGATCTCAGGGAGATTTTGGATTAAGATTTTTTAGAAGAAATCTTGTTAGAGTAGATGAGACTGGACCATTAAACACTAAGACCACATATTATATTGGTTATAAAAAAGGAAATGCAGAAAAGTTATTAAAAGTGGCACCTGCAATCGGTATGGTTAACGAAGAAATAGGATATGCAAATAGGTAATTATGTGGATTGTCATATATGATGATGATGAAACATTAAGCCAGTTAAATGAAGATGGCTCTGAAAATCTCTTCCGAGATATAGATCAGAATAAAATCTCAAAGTTTATAGTTAACTCCGAGAAAGGAAGAGAAGTCATCGTAAATACCAAAACAGGCCAAATCAAAATAAATGGAGTGAAACTTGATTTCGGCTATGGTGACTTAGAACACCGGCTTATCTATTTTCGAAGAGTCAGGCAGACCTTAGGGAATAGCACTGGGCCAACTATGACAGAGTATGTGGGCTGGCAATCTACCATACAAGGTAGTAATGGCCCCTATAATATAAAAAGAATTATTGGTATAGAAGAAGATAGAATTACAATTCAATGTGATTAAAAATGGGTAATAAAATATCAGTAGGATTTTTAGTATTGTTACTTTTCTCTACAGGTCTCTATATAACATTGAATGAAAATGTTAAGATAAGAGTTGATTATGATAAATCTACTTTCTATGTAATGGAAGATTCTAGATGGGTTGTTTCTGGAAGAGAATATAATAGGATATTCGATGGATCAACTCGGATGAATAGAAGAGCATCACAAATTACTATTGATACAGATATAGATGAAGTATCTGAAGAAGTAACTGTAATAAGAACTACACCATATATTAGAGGTCCTGTTATAGTTGATACATATCAATTTGATGGAAAGATAACAGATGTTAAACTTTTCCCTATATCTCATAAAGTAGAGATTTATAATGCTAGTGGTTATTTCTATCGTTATTCTGTTGATGAACTTGTTGATGTTCCTATAAAACAAAAGCTAATCAATGGAGAAAATTCTCAAGCGTTTGGAAGAAACATGAAAGTAGAATGGCAGCCAGGGTATAATTGGGCTTGGTTAGGATGGCCTTATGGTTCTGATTCTATGGCAGTTCAGTATAAGATTGAAGATGATTATGAAGTTTATAATGTAAGATTATTTGATCCCCCTAGTGGTGGTTCTGGAACTTCTGAAGATCCTTATCAAATATTTAATTGGACTGATTTAGATAGTGTAAGATCCAATTTAACTGCTTATTATATCTTAATGGAAAATTTATCTTCTTCTGATGGGGATTATGCTGACATAGGAGATAATTGGACACCTATTGCAGATATTTCAAATAAGTTCTCAGGAAGCTTAGACGGGAATAATAATATTATATCTGATTTAAACATAAATAAGGCAGAAAGTAACGACGTTGGATTATTTGCTTAGATATCTGGAACATTAAACAATATAGGTATAACTAATATTGATGTTAGTGGTGCAAACTATGTTGGTGGATTTGCTGGAGTTTTATCTGGAGGAACCATTTCCAATTCATATGCTGAAGGAAATGTTACTGGCTCTGGAGCTAATTATATTGGAGGTTTTTCAGGATGTCAAAGTGGAGGATCCATATCCAATTCATACTCTAATGTAAGTGTTATAGGTCTTGACTATTTAGGTGGCTTTGTTGGTCTTCAAAGTTTTGGAGCTATATCCAATTCTTATTTTATGGGGAATGTATCTGGGCGTAATTATGTAGGTGGTTTAGTCGGAATAGCTTCCGATAGTGGAACTACTGCAGTATCTAACTCTTATTCTATGGGATATGTTTTAGGTAGTGGTGTTGATCATGGAGGCCTAGTTGGGCAGAATAATAATGTAATTGTAAATTCTTTTTATGACAACGAAACATCTGGCCAGAATGATACTGGAAAAGGAACAGGGAAAACAACTGCTGAAATGAAAAATATTACAACATTCAGCGATGCTGGTTGGGATATATCTATATATGAATATAATTTAAGTGATGACTATCCTTATCTTAGTTGGCAAGTTCCTGGGAACTCTCCTGTTTGGTATATTTATGGAATACTACCCCCTGTGGTTAATATAATATGTCCAGTAAATAATACTATTTATTCTTCATCCTCAATAGATTTAAACTGGTTAGTAAGTAGAACACCAAATTGGTGTGCTTACAGCTTAGATGATGGAGCTAATGATAGTTCTATTTTAATAGCTTATAATCTT